GGACTAGCATCATTACCAACCCACTCTACCATAGTAAAATTATTTTTCGGCAACGCAATCTCTGGTGCGCTTAGATTATCTGTGCATAGAGCAAGGTATCCAGAGGGTGGTTCGTAATAGAAATCGCCTATATCGTTACCGTCCTGATTACCTTGTGCTGTTTTGTTTCCGGCGAATGAACTGTCTTGTCCAAAGTTATTAAACTCACTATCCGCTGAAAAGGCTGGGATAATCACAGGACTAACAGACGCAGCAGTGGAGCAACCACCCGATATTGTTATACTGCCTTGACTTGAGTTATTCTTATAAAATGTTATTGTTTGTGTTCCGCTATCCAAATCAAGAGCAACACCAATAATATCTCCATTGGTATAAGTAGCGCCATAACTTGTATTTACCCCATCAATACGCTTATTGCCCTCAGCGATATATATTATCGTTCCAGTATGGTCTTGGGGATTAATCGCTACATTAGTTAAGGCAGTATCAGATTTTATACCAACTCTACCAGAGTCCCATCCTTCTGAATCAATGGTCTTGGCGTAATACTCCCAATACCATTTACCGCTTGAAACACCTATTGTTCCAGCAGAAGTCCCATAACCAGTATTTCCGCCAGAGGTTTGCAAGTTACCCTCACTGAAACTGGGATTATCATAAGATACAACTAGCGGATTCAGAGTAGCAAAGTTATTAGTCGGCGTATCAATCATCTGGTCTGTTGCTACCAGATTGGTTGGGGTAAAGGTATTGTAGTTTCCGCTTGAGTCTGCGCCTAGTCCACCATCCCAGTCTGAGTGGATCAGGAGTTTGGTGTTTGAGTCTGCGGTGAATTCTGTGGTTGATGGGGTGAAGGTTGTTCCATCTGGATAACGACAAGTGTTGCTTACCCGAATCTCATCCATGTAGCAAGCATTTATTATTACAGCACCACTAGATGAAATAGACCCTACAGCAAAGAGTACGTCTTGCTGTGTCATAGTTTCGGAAAATGAGTTATTCCCAATCTCTACCCCATCTAAATAATGGCGTAATGTACTACCATCTCTTGTTACGGCACAGTGATACCATGTCCCACTGCTTAATACAGACGCATTACTAGCATAACCAGTTTGATCCGATGACCACATATAAAACTTATTGGTTGGAGTGTCATAAACCCATTGCCACCCAGCAACACCAGATTCATGGTTCGATAACAACCCCTCGTCATGACCGGTAGCAGGTGTAGCAACCCACCTTATCCACATTTCAAGAGTAAACTCTCCAGTGCCGAATGCCCAATCTGAACTGGTGGGAATCGTGAGATAATCGTCACCATCAAAGTAAATAGAACTGTCGCCAATCTTTCTTACTGCTCTTGTATTGGTTACATCACCGTTGGCTGTTATGGTGTGTCTTGGGGCTGCATCTGCACTGTCTGTGAATGTAGTACCGCTATCAGAACCATCGCAATGAAGCAGTAACTTTGTATATTGGTCTGCTGTAAACTCTGTTGTAGAAGGGGTAAAAGCACCAACATACCTTGCTATTCCTTTAGATACTCTAATCTCATCCATATACCCAACAAGATCATCATGGGCAAAACTCCAAGACCCAAACAGCAATGCTGCACTTGTATCATCAAAATCTAGTGTTGCAGTTGTTGATATTATGCTTGTACCATCTAAATATACATTCCAAGCAGTACCATTTCTAACCAAAGCATAATGATACCAAGTATTTATCGAAACCAGCCCAGTAGAACTTGTCTCATTTACAACCCAAGGATGGGACGCATCATTGTCAGCAGCAATGTTTATTGCCCCAGATGAATTTACACTGCTTTGAATACCAGTTCTATCGGCATCTGATTTAGACCATAATGTTTGGTTGGCATCTGACAAGGAAGTTGTCCTAAACCAAAACTCAACAGTAAAGTCACCAGTATCAAAGTTAAAGTCTGTACTGTGGGGAATGCTTAAATAATCCCCTGTGCCATCCATCTGAGCAGATGCGGTTCCTATCTTTTTAACTGAAGTATCTGTATGCGTATTACCAGCAGCAGTAACTGTATGCGGTTGGTGTAAGGCACTATCCGTAAAACTATTCGCCAACTCAGTAGAACCATACTTCTGGTAGAACCCATTGGTTCCAAAGGTTAGATCATCAACTGCGTCTTTAGGTATCCACTGGTTTGTGGTTGAGTCTAGTTCACCAAAGTCTGAGGCTGCTAGTTGGGTTCCGTCTATAAGATAAAAATCTGCAAGATATCCAGATAAATAACCGTAACTTATAGCCTTATACTTACCTATAAAATGCTCTGTTGTCGCGTTTATCCCTGTATCCTGATCTTCGGCTGGATAGCTTTCAGTACTAAAATCAGTAACTTGCTCCCCATTAACATATAACTTTATTCTGTTAGCTTCTACAGATTGAGTAGTGTCTACTGCCATAACTACATGATACCAACTTGAAGGATCACGATACACTGGTGTAGTGATTAACCAAGTTCCATTGTCGTGATTTATTCTTATAGAATCAGCATCAGAGTTACCATCATAAAGATATTCCAGAATCAACATCTTAGAACTATTAATCCCACCACTGTCTGAACCAGAGGTAATTATTGTCGTATTATAGGCATCAGTTGTTGTACCGCATTTCTTTAACCAAAAACTTACAGTATAGGTTTTGCGATTTCCTTCAGAGGTAGGTGTCCTTGATAAATAAGTGCTGCTCGAATAATCAAACCGCAAAGAGTTCTCAATCTCATAATCTGAGACTGCGCTAGGTATAGCTGAGCCGGGGAAAATCGCCATTAGGCATATATCGCAGAGTTAGTCAGCCACACATCAGTACCATCGCTGAAATAACTCAGCAAGTAGGTTCCTGCTGTCGTAACTGTGGTTGCAAGGTTTGCATCGCCTTTGGAATTAGAATGTAAAGATATGGTTTCACCACCTGAATTTATCAGCTTAATAAAACCACTCTGACCATTCGTAATATTGGTAAATGTAATCGTGGTTGATCCTGAAGGAGTTGTAATAAAGTTCTGACCAGCATCCATATCATAGGAACCATCATTGTCTGTAACTGCCGTGGCTCTCTGTGAGCCTGTCCATGAGTTATCTTCAGAACTAATATCTGATAACACTTCTGCCGCACTTCTACCCTCTACAGCGGTGCCATCAATTTTTAGGAAATCATTATCAACAACACTTGCAGCAAACTGCGCTACATCATATTGAGATATTCCCTGAGCTACGGAAAGTTCAGTAGAATCAATTTCTAAACCCCCATTACTTTTTAGATCAGTGCTGAATGCGGTTCCTGTAAGATCAAGACCATCACCAGCCGTATAGGTAGTATCGGTATCAGCAGCCCAAGCTGGATTAGCCCCAGTTCCCTGAGTTTTTAAGACATATCCAGAGGTGCCGAATCCTAGTCTTGCGGGTGCGCCTGATGCGCCATAGTAGAGGATGTCACCCTGAGTACCGTCTTCTAACTTGGCTAGAGTAATAGCATTATCAGCAACGCTGTCCGTAGCAACCTGCTTCCAATTAAATCCATTTGTTGCGGAAGAGTCAGCCATAAGAACATAATCATTAGTTCCTACACCAAATCTGGTTTCTGAATCTGCCGTATTATAAGCAAGTAAGTCACCCTTGGTTGTGAGTTTGTCATCACCAATTATGGTTACAAACTGCCATTCTGATGAGGCACTGGAATACTTTAAGTATTGGTCATTAGCAACCGTGGATGAACTTATCGGCTCACCCTGTATCTTGGCTACTGTTACTACACCAGCATTAGTCATTGTGACATCGCCAGACAGAGCAGCAGCCGTTACACCAGCCCCGTCACCAATCAGTATCTGGGTTGTAGTTAAAGCAACATCTGATGGAACACCGGATGATCCAGCATCCCTGACCTTTACAGTGCCAGCAGCCATATCAGCTAATTCAGCATTGGCAACACCACCATCCTTGATTGTTACTGCGCCAGAAGAAACCCCAAAGTTATCAGAGGAGAATGAAGCCATACCCTTTGCTGATGTAGTAGCGTCATCAAACGTATTGCCAGAACTCGTCATTGTTTTGTTGGTGAGGGTATCTGTAGTAGCCCTACCTACCAGAGTGTCAGTAGCATTCTGGATGGTAACAGTTCTATCTGCGGTTGGATCAGTAACTGTTAGCGTGGTTTCATAAGCGTCAGCAGTTGAACCCTCAAATATAACAGTCGCAGAAGTATCTAGCGTAAGGGAAGTAGTTGCCTTTACAGCTGTTCCCTCAAGCGCAGCGAAAGTACCAGCAGCGGCAGAAGAAGCCCCTATTATAGTTCCATCAATCGCACCGCCATCAATGTCTACAGTCTTGGCTGTCTCAACACTAAACGGTAAGATGATAAACGCAGAACCATCATATATCTTTGCAATATGATTTCCCGCGCCACCAGAGGTGTCTATCCATACCAAGCCTTCCGCTACAGAAACAGACGGTTCCGTAGCTGATGCGTGGATAGCATTTACAGCTATGTCAACAGATGGAAAGGATTGCTTTACAGCCCTTTTAACTGTCCTTATCTGATCATCACCCTCAGATACTGGATCACTGGCTGTAGGATCAGTTATTGACAGTTCATCAATATAATTCGCGCTATCTAGGGCCATTACGGATACCCTCCTGTGTTCATAACCCTCAACTCAGAACCAGAGTGACGGTCAAAGATGTCTCTTTCTTGTAAGTCTTGCGCTACCTTCTCTAGCATAGTAGCCCATAGCTGAACCCTACCATCGTTCATCAGGAAAGGCTCTGCTTCCAATAACGCCCCGTATAAATAGATATCTGGATTCTCTGTCAGCATTACTTCAGTTGTATTAGAAACAGATAAGTTATCAATCTTTTTAAGATATAACATAGAGGTAGTGTAGGCTGAATCAGGGGCTGGACCTATCTTAATCTTTCTCGTACCAGCATCAGAAAATAATGTAAACGCTTGGGGCTTACCCTTTGTGCTACCGGCCCACATTCTGTTCATCATTTCTGGTGTAATATAAGACAGAGCAACTATAGGAGAAGTCGTTAAATGAAATTCCTTCATTCCTGTAAAACCGGTGGGAAGATCATAATCTCTTGTGCCAGCAACCATTGTTATAGCTGTGCTTACATTTTCCATAAGGGATATACGCAGATTACGATTCATCTTCGCCTCTGCCAAAGCTATAAACTCTGGTATCCTGTCAGTCAGATCATCCCTGTCA